GTACGGGTCGACGCATTGGACCCCATAGACAATCGGGTTTGCGCAGTTCTGGAAATGCCCAGCCATGACTCGGGGGCGCGCCGCATCGTCAAACCGCACGCCAAAGATCGGGGCGTTGAAGTACTGACCACCGTCGATAGTTACCTGGTCGTTGAACAGGGCAGTCGTACCGACGTCGATCGGGCGGAATAGCCCCACGTGGATAAAGCCCGCAGTGACGTTGGTGTGGGTACCATTCCAATAGGTGCCAATCGTGCCGGCGACACCGTTTGCGTTACTGGCGCTAAACACGTCACGGCTGTAAATCGTCAGTCCGATATTGCAGCCGTCCCCGCCGCAGTCGATGAAACGCGTGTTTTCTGCACGACTGTAGATCGCGGCACCGTTGATGTTGTCCGATACGGCCACGTGGCACTGCACCGTCACGTCGTAACCATAGCACCGCTGAAAAGTAACGTCTTTCATCTTGGACACGAAGCCGTTCGGGCCGTCGTAATGCTTGCAGTCCGTGACGAAAATGTTGCCGCCCTGGCCGCGGTTCGCAGGAGCGGCGTTCTGCTCCCACAACTGACCGTGGTTGTTGGCGCGAGTATTCACCTGGTAGACGTAGTGATCACGCGTTGTCGAGCTGACACCGGCCAAGGCGTTGCCGCCAGACGCAAAGCAGTCGATATTCATTGCCCCCACCACACAACCTTGCGACCCGGTGAGGCCCACGGAGCCAATAATGGTAGTGCCGCCCGAAGCCCACACCTTTGAGGTGCGATCCATATCGGTGCGGCCGGCACCTACCAAGCTGCAGCCACTGGGCACGACAATGTCGAGCTTTACCCGTCCCGCGGGGAGGCGCACGCGTTTATAGGTACCCAAGTACCCCAAGACCTTCGCAGTCTCGTCAGTAACTCCGCTCAAGTCGAGGTCGTTCGGCTGGTAGAAGCTGCCGTCGATTTTCTGGCGGAACCCCGGGCCAAGCTCGGTGCGCAACGAGGCGTCGCCTACGTCTACGACGTTGGGCAAGTCCGTTGCCCAGGTGCCGGTCAGGGTCACAGGGAACGTTGCGGGGGTCTTGACGCGGTACACCGAACCGGCACGATCAAAAAGCTGTGTTGGGCGAGATACGACCAGGGGGGTTCCGTCCACATAGGTCAGGTGCACCGGCTCGTAGAAGGCGTTCTGCAGGATTTGCTGCCACTCATACTCCGCCCCCGCCCAGGTCTGGCGGCGCTTGCCGGTGCGGTCGTCGAACGACGGCGACGTGGAGTTCATCGCCTCGTCAAAGTTGGAGGCGTTGTCGAACAGGTCCTTTGGCGCGGATGAGCCGAGCGCGTTGCCGGTGCGGTATGTGTTGGTCATTATGCAGTTTCCCAAATTTCGACGGTTTGGATAGTAACCCCGTCCGCCGCATTCGCTAGCTGAGCGTTAACAGTCAGCGCTAGATCCGACCCGGTGTTGAAGTTGTACGTCCTCACACCCACGTCACCTTTACAGGGTGAAACCGGAGCGTTCTGAGCGGCGGTGTCTAGCATGAAAGCCGAGTACCTCTGGTTTGCGCCATCCACAGCGTTAAGAATGCCGTCAAATACGAAAAACCCGGTTGACGATACGATGCTGGTCAGTCCAAAAATAAGATTTCCTCCAAGGCGGAAAGTCAATGTTTTGGTTCCAGAACCACCTGTGAAATTGCCCCGTACCGAAACCCGCAACCGCCTACCATTCCAATCAAAAGAGTTTGCGTCTATCAGTGCTGGGTAGCTCTTTACCTCAGTGGCTGTAGTCGTGCCGGTATGGCTTACAGCCGTGGAATCGAACACAACCCGTCGTTCTTGGACCGTGGCGTTGAGTTCGTTGATCTCCCCTCCGCCGCCATAGAATTTTGCCCTAACGCCTCCAGGGCCAGGCGTTAGCGTATTGTTGGCGTTATCAAGCCACAGACTCTCGCCTAAACGGCTTTGCACGCATGCGTTAGTTTGACCGGTGATTGTACAGCCCGAGCTGTTGATCCGACTTTGGATAACAAGGTCAATCCCCGTAACGCCCCCGGTAATGGTGACGTAGTCGATATGGCCGGTAACCTGCTCCTGCGCAGCAATACCGGTGGGGCAGTTCTCGATTTGGAAACCCCCCGCCGCGTCCGCGGTGAGTGAGGACATGCTTACGGTGCACTGGCTGATCAAAGAACCTCCAGCAACGCTGCAATTCGTTGCTTTACCGCCGTACACGCGGATTCGACCTTCCTGGAAGTGGAAGCCCAACCCCCTCCCCCCTGCGATGTTTTCGTAATGGACGTTGTTGAAGAAGACGTCGTTTAGGTCTTGTGAGTTTATGCCGAAGTCCCGGTAATTCTGGTACTTGATATCCTGCACAAGGATATTGTTCCCTCCGTTGATGACAAGGCCAAAACTTCTAACCCCGCCTCCGTCAAATACCGCAGTCGGTACATTTGGGGTTCCTGCAGCTGGGCCACGGAGAATGATTCGCTCCTTGCCACGGAGATAGATCGGGAACGTTTCACCCCCTGGGTACGTTCCGGCCGCCAAATTGACCGACCAGGAACCCTGTAGCACCGGGCCATACTTCGGGAGCACCGAAAAACTTTCCGCCAGGCCCACAATGGGGAAGCCTGGAGTCAGGCCATCCTGCCCAATAATTCCTGAAGGTGCCACGTACAGTGCATTGCTTGTGGTCGGCAGCTGCGAAATATGAAAGACGGTGGCGCCGCGCCGCAGAGACCCAGGCCCGAACCAGGCGACATTGTGGAAACCCGGAATACTCTGATCGGAAAGAAAAGTCTTGAACGGGACCCACACGGCGCCACCCTGATTGGCTGCGGCTGCTGCAACCCATCGGTCTTGGTTGTTCGTCACCCCATCCACAGCACTAGTGCCGTAATCTTCTAAAGATGGTATGTCCCCGAGCTTTTGCGTCAGCAGACGGTTGCCGTACCGGACATGATCAGTGCCATCGGGCTCCAGCAAATCGCCGGCGAGGCTAGCATTTTCCGCCTCGATCTGGGCCCAGCTCTTCCGCGGCACACCATTGCGGTCCACAACTGGCGACGCGGGGCCATTGATAAGCAAGTCCAGGCGGTCACTGTTGAAGTACAGGTCCTCGGGCGCGTCAGAAGGCACCGGCCTGTTGGTAGGTGTGTAGGTCATGCTTCTGGCCACTCCTGGTTGATTGCGCTGTCCACGTCGAGAATGTGAACCTGGAATTTGTTAAGCGGCCACTCGTCGTTGAGGGCGCTATCGATGATGCAAGCTTCGAGGATGAACTCGGGGAATTCGCCCCATCCTGGCGGGAAGAACGACACCACCCGATTGCGGATCTCCAAGCGTGCGGTCACGCTCCAGAGGTCCGGCCCAACTCGTGACGGCCCGCTGAAGCCTTCTGGCGTGGAGAAACGGCATTCGTAGTCCTCGAGGCCCAAGATCGTCCCAAGTGGACAGGTGAACCACATGGCACCGTCAATCAGCGCATCACGGAACCACACACTGAATGCCGAGGCCTGCACGCCGTTGTACATCCAGCTGATGTCGACATACTCCGGCACACTGGTAAAGCGCCGGCGCTGTCGGGCACGTCCGCTGCTCAGCTGTGTGCGCTGCAGCGGGCTCTCCAGCTGGTAGGTACGTCCGTTATGCAGGCCCAGTGGCAGCCCGGCAGGGTACGATGGCGTCATGGCGTGCTGTCGTCGTCGAGGTATACCCGTGCATCATACCCGACTGCCTCAACTTCTGCACTGCTGAGGCCATTGGGCGCCACGCTTGTGACCAACACGGGGTAACACAGCCGCGTCAACTGGCCGAAGAGTACGTGTGGTGGGTCTTGCGCGTCGTCCCAAGACACATCGGGCGTAAAGTCGAGCGGCGTGTCAATGCGCAGGGTGTACTCATCAATCTCGGTGGCGGCGTATGTACCGGCCACGGAGCCGTCAGGCCGTCGCAGCATGACCCCATGTGCGACACCCGGCGCCCAGTCAAGGGGTTCGCTGACTTCCAGTATCGCCCCGCCGCTGACCAATTGGTAGCTCACCAACAAGGCGCTCTGCGGGTAGCCGCTGATATCGTCCGCGACGGCGCAGTAGCTGAGATATCGGCTCACCAGGGCATCTGCCTCGGTCTGCCACCGGAAGGCGTCAGGGCGGTACCGCTGAACGCGGCGGCGGCGCATGCCGATTTGATAGGCCTTGGTTCGGTTGGTGACCCCCACTGCGGTGATCTTCTCAACCTTGGCCCCGACGTCACCTGGTAAGCGGCACGAGACCGTACTCTCCGACCAAGTAGACGCGTCGGTAAAAGTCACGTCCACGCCGTCGAACTCTTCCGGGTTGGCCAGGATGCGCGGTGTGCGGCGCAGGTACCCGGTCATATTCTGCGGGGTGTACATCTGCTCGAACACGGTGCGAGGCTCATCCCGCACCGGCGTGATCTGCCCGCGGTCGACGGTCAGCTCGGCAAACCCTGCACCGAACACGTCCTGCAGTGCTTGCTGCGCCGTGGTTTCCTTGTCGTAGGCCATGTCAAAGGTGTCGCCACGTGCATTCCATATCGCGTCCAGGCGGTCGAGTTCTTCCTGGTTCATGCGGCTATCCGGGTAGCCGAGGGACCGAGGGATATACTGGGCAAAGTCGGCCAGGTTGCGTGTGGGCCCTTCCGTTCCGTCTCGACGGGGCAATATGCGCGTTGCGATCACGTTGATAAGGGATTCGGTCTGCGCCGAGATGCGGTCGGAGCTGCGGACCTTGACGCCCAGGGTCGTAGCGCCGGCGTAACTGGTAGGCCCCTGCAGTTTGGCCCGCATGGCGTACCACTGCACGGTATCGTGGTACTCGAGGTTTTCCTCCAGCGGCGCAACCCGCCGCACGCGCACCTCGGGCCGCATGAGTCGATAGAGCGGGCGCACCACCGTGTAACCGCCTTGGTCCAGCGTAGAGTTGGCGTCGCGGTAGATTCCGCCACTTTGCCAATCTACGGTGCCGATCTCGCGCCACTGGATCTCGTAGTCGACGAAACGCTCGTAAATCTGCCCTTCACGGCCTACGCCGCACAGACCCTCGGGGTAGAAGAAGTCCAGTTCCAGTGTATCGGTAACCTCACCTTCCGGGCACGCGGCGAATGGGCCGCGCCACCCCGTCTCGTAGTTGCTCGCGTCGATGCGCACAGAGGCCCCGGGTAACGTGCCTGCGTCGAAGCCGGGGAACGAAGGGTCGGTTGCGCCGGCTTCGTCCAGGCGCTCCACGGTCATCGAGCCGCCAGAGATGGATGTGATGCGGAACCGAAGCCCGTCCGGGCCTATGGCCGCCGATCCAGTACCAAGTGCAAGAGCATTGGCCGGGCTGC